TGCTGGTGTAGTCTCCGGTGCCTTCTCGTAAAGCACCTAAGTAAGCATCAATATCAGGAGTTTGCTCTTGCTCTTGTTCTTGTTCTTCTTGCTCCTGCACAGCCACACCACCCATGAAGCCGGGAGGTAAGTCAAACTCTGACTCAAAGGGGTTACCAAAGAAGAACTGCTCTGCTCTCATTTGCCACCCCAGCTAGACAAGGTTTTGATACCAAAGCTGGCAGCTATAGCGCCACCAAGGAATGCTTTGTAGTAGTCCGGCATTGTAGACAAGACAGTGAACCCCTGCTCAACGTATGGAACCATTGACGGTATAAAGGCACCTATCAACGGTAAACTTAGGATAATAGCAAACCACTCGTCCTTCCAAGAGGACTGAGATGCTGCGGCTTGTTGAGTTTCCCAATCAGCGTCCGCATCAATACGGCGCATCTTGGATTCATGGACAGCTTGCTTTTCAGCAGCTTTGTTTTTAAGGAAAGTACCTGCTAAACCAGCTATAGGCCCAATCAAAGATTGCCACATATACTCACCTTAAAAAGAAAGCTAGGGGCCACCGAAGCAGCCCCATGCTCAATTGCTATTAGCTAGCAGGAACGACCAGAGTCAGGCCAGACGCAGGACGAAGTACAGCTACTCCGTACAGTGTGTCTGAAGTGAACAAGTTAGAGAGGAACTCTTGCTTGTACTGAGTCTGTGAACGTACACCCATTTGCTCTGCCATGACGATAGCGTCAGTGTGGAGCAACAGTGCGCCCAAAGAGTCTACTGAGCTAGCTGAGTTATCACCAGCAGCTTCAACAGTAGGACAGTTAGTGCTAACGTAAACGTCGATACCGTACAATTGACCAATCTGGCCGTTTGTAACCTGACCGTTGTTTACGAAGTCAGAGCTAACATAGCGGTCAATACCCATGATAGTGTTGCGAACAACAGGTGGGATAATGAAGCTACGTCCGTCCATAGGAACGTCGGCATCGTCTAGCTTTTGAATGATGCCACGGAAGCCTGCGTCAGTAAATACGTCAGCAGAAACAACAGTGTCAGCAGTGTAAGTAGATAGGCCGTTAGAAGCGTCTACGAAGAAAGTACCACCGTTGTTCAGGTAGGTGGAAGATGTAGAACCCGCGCTACCCAAGCCTGTAGCCAGAGAGTGCAGGTCGGTGTCAACTTGCTTAGCCAGCGCATAGCCAGCATCTTCAGTATAGAACTGACGCAAAGAAGACAGGGCTTGTACATCCGTAATATCCTCAATCAAGCGTGAGTATTCAAAGTGCTTGTTGATGGATACTTGCACTTCGCTTTCAGTAGCGTTCTGCACAGTTACAGCAGTGTTCTCTGCTTTAGCGTGTGCATCGCCACGTACAGGCTTAGGTACATGGATAGTATCACCTTTCTTGCCAGCCATTGACATCTTCTTTACAAGATTGGCTAAAACAAGGTTCTTTTGGTATGAAGCGATGATCTCATCACTCCAAATTTCTGGGATAAAGGTTGCTGCACTAGTATTGTCAACAAACCCCCCAGTCGCGGGATATGTAGAATCAGTCATTTAATATCTCCTCAGATATACTATTTGACCCTCTTTTCAGCATACGCTCTCATTATTTCGTCTTGTAGAGCAGCATACCTATGTGGGTCTTCTTTCATAAGTTTAATAATGTCTGCGCGTCTGTAAATCTTCTTAGGGCTTGACTCAGAGCTACCACTGGCATTGCCTGTACTAGCTGTTCGTACTGCTTGCTTGCGACTCTGCTTCTCAGCAGTTGCAGCCTGACCAATCATCTGTTGACGCTCTTTCCAAAGATTGAAAAGCTCATCAGCAGCTTCATAGTCGTACTCCTTATCTGCCGCTACAAACAGCTTCGTCCTGATTTTAGATGCTTGAATCCACTCTGCAAACTTTGTATCTTTTAGGATACTCTCCATGTCAGGGTGGTTAGTCTTCAGTGCAGACAATGCAGTTTGCATCTTGTACTGTTGACTAACTGATTCAGCTTCCTTAATCTTAGGATGATTCTGGATAGCCTGTGCTACTGCCTTCTCAGGGTCAGTAAAGAAGTCTACTTCTTCGACTTGTTCTTCTTGTTGTTGTGGTGCCGGGGTGAGTTGTGCTTGGATGTAATTGTCAACAACCTTACGCAGTTCACCTACTTCAGAACTTTGACGCCCCAATAGCTTCTCAGCTTCTTGGTGCATCTGTACAAGTTCCTGTGCAGACTTACCTTGGTATTTGTCAGGAATCTCAGGTTCACTAGGAGTTACCTGTTCTTCCACTTCCGGTTGTTCTTGTTCAGCAAATACGTCTTCCGTAGACGCCTGCTCATCCTCACGCTCAATTATTTTAGCCATTATTAAACTCCGTACCTTAGTATTATGGAGAGATTAAAAAAAGGGTTCTAGCTACGAACTTTGCTTTTTCTCGTATTGGATGTGACTCGCCCTAGCCTTAGCCCAACGCCTAGTGGCGTCAGGAAAGTCTCCACTGATGGGATCAAGTTTAGACTTGATAGGGGAGATAATCCTTTTAGCACTGTAACCGCACTTTTCGCACCTAACTGTGCGTTTATCTTCAGGTACTAGCGCCTCAAATATATGCCCGTCAAGACACTTGAAGTCGTACAATTTGAACATTAGGCTTCTAGCTCTAGTTCTTCTTGTGGTTCTTCTTTAGCTTCTTTCTCAGCATTGTTAATTTGAGTTTCTAGGTTAAACAGAGTAGCAAGTATTGCAAGTTGTCCTTTACGGAAGTGCAAGTTCTCATTATCTGTTGTTTGTTCAACTGAGTTTATCTGCGCTACATTTTGGTTTAGATCAGTAAGAAGTTGTTTCCAACCTTCTGAACGAAACATCTCAAAGTAGTTAGCAAAGTAAACTTCAAGTTCTTTAGTCATCTTATGTATTCCCTTAATTAGTTTAAGATACAAGGTAGATTATATCATACTTTTAACAAAAAGTAAAGGATTATTTTTACTTTTTAACAGGTTTGCGTGCAGTTCGCCGTTGCATTGTTTTTTTCTTCTTAGGTGGGCGTCCTGCTTGGCTTCCATAGGTTCCTTTACCGTAAGGCATATCAGTCTTCCTCTCTTTTTGGTGGGTCTCTAAGTAACAGTTTAGTACCTACTTGAGATACAGGCACTACTCTGGGTTCGCAGTACGCATCAAAGTGTCTGGTCTTAGGCATGATAATTGCGTGTTGACCTACATCTTGATGCACTAAGGCTGTCTTGTATTCAAGGCAAGAAGTCAACTCACGGAATGCTAGCTCAAGCGTCGGTTCATTCTTCTCAAGAATAACCAGCATAAAGATTAGCATGGTCTCCATTAGATTCTTCTCTTTTTCTTGACAGCCTGTTTCTTAATAGCTGTGGGCTTTTTCAAGTCCCAAGTTAAAATTACTAACCTGATGTCCCATGCTGTGCCAAGGATTCTTGGGCCTTGGTTGCGCACATACACTTCCGCACCGTATCCGCACTGTCCTTTGTTGAACAGCAGCCAGTTCTTTGCGACTCTGTGCCGTTTGGCTGGTGGCTGGACGTAACGCAACATCCTGTACTCACGCATGTCGCAGAACAAGTTTGGGTTTTCTGGGTCATAGTCTACTTGGCTAGGAGAGCTTGAACCAGTGCGGCGATTTGTTCGTTCGTTTTCTCCTGAATTTTTTCCTGTCGCTCTAAGCTGGACACGATGGCCTCCACTTTGGCGCTCGTCACTGCTTGTGCTTGACCATTCGCTTGAGCCTTTTTTGCAGTTTCCTCCGCTATCTGAGCTATACGCTCACGGTCTTCTGCGGCATGTGCAGTATTAGCCTGTAGTACACCCCAAGCTACAGCTAGGCTGACAGCGGCTGCTGCGATAGGTAGCGCCCACTGTGGCACCTTGATTGCGTTATCGGTCATTGTTTTTCCTTGTTATACTGCCCGTAACTTACCGGACTTTCTGTTTACTATCTTTGTGCTAGTTTCTATGACAAAAGCAGAGTGCTGTTTAATCATCTCCAGAATCTCTAGCTGTACATCAGGGTCTTGTGCTTCAATGAGGGAACCTCCTAAGTAGGAGATTGTCTCTGAGTTGAGCCGCAAAGCACTTGTTTCAGGGTCATCAAATACAGGTATAAACTCAGATTCCATCATGGTCAGTCCTTATTTTTTTCTTGACTTAGCTCCTGAACACTTCCACCGTTTACGTGACAGGTTGTTTGGAGTGTTAGGGTCATTCTGTTTTTTCTTAGGCAATCTCTTTTTGATGCCTAAACTTCTAGCACAGTAGCTATCCCCTTTGCTAGTTCCCGGCTTGACTCTAGGGCCACCGCCTTTTGCTGAACCAGCCTGTCCATAGGAGACTTTCTTCCCGCTAGAGGTTATCTTTACCTTTGCTTTTCCTTTCCTTGGTTTCGCCATCAAGCAGCTTCCTGTTTAGTCTTGCGCGTCTGCGCTGGCTTTTTCGCTTCATTCTTAGCTTCTAGTTCCTTAATCTTGTTTTCAAGTTGTTCAAACTTGGCGTTGATTTGGTTTATAGCGTCTTGAAATTGTACTGAAGTGATTACCATGTTACTGTCCTTGCCGTTGCTGCTGTCCAATCTTGAGGTCAATCTCTTTCTCTTTCAGCATGGTTTGTGCCATCTTCAGCCTACGTTCAAACTCCTTATCATCTTGGTCGCCTGCCTGTAGGTTGGTTGTGATGGCCTTGATCCTGTCAATCTCTAGCTCCTGTGGTGCTAACTGAGTTTCTACAGCCATCTTCTGCGCTCTGGCTTGTGACTCAGTGGCTTGTCCGTTCAACGCTGCTGTCTGAGACTGCTGGAAGGCAAGCTGTGCCTGTTGTGCAGCCTGAGCTAGCTGTTGTTGCTCTGGAGTAGGTTGTGATTGCTGTGCTGCTTCCTGTAGTCTAGCAGTCAGTTCCTCACGGTTTGACAGGTTCATGTTGTCAATAATGGACTCTATAAGTGTGTTGTACAGAGGTGAGTCCTGTGACATTGTTTGCAGTAGCTGTACAAGCTGTGTTACTTCGTACTCACGAGCAATGATGCCTAGTGTGGAAGTAGCGTTGAACTTGTAGTCAGCAACAGGGTAGTTTTCAGGGTCAAACTGCATGTAACGACAAGCAGCTTTCTTAACAAACGGTATTAGGAAACAGTCTTGGAAGTTTATTAGTGTGCGTTTGTGACGCTTAATAATAGCACCAAGAGACATACTGATGCCAGCAGCTGTAGCCTCTCCATTGATGCTTCCGGGGATGCCAGCAGAGTCAATCGCTCCTGTAGACATCTGTACCATTCTTTGTAACGCATTGGCTTGCTCAAATGTAATCTGACTAACTTGACCAAAGTTAAAAGGTTGTAGGACTTGTCGTGGGTCACCGTTGGTTAAGACAATCTTGCCGGGGCGTACCTCTGGCCTAGACCCTCTAGGAAGCCGTGTAGCGTCCATAGCAAGCATTGGGTGCACAGTAAGGGATAGGGCATCAATACGTGCGCGAAGCTCTGTATCAAGCGCCTTTTGGCTGTTAAAGCCTTTCTCACAAACACCACGACCCCAGAACCGTCCCGGCACAACATCCCAAGGGAATGCAACGATAGGGCGGTCACCCATCATGTAGGGGTTTTCTTCAGCCTTCAGGAGTATGCCACCGTTGGCAATGACAATGATTGCTTCCACGTAGAAACTTTCAGTTGTTTCGTCATCATCTTCAACAAGTGTTTCTATCTCAGCTATGTCCTCATCGTCAGCCATCATCAGTTCTTTTTCAGACTTCAGTAGCAGATGTCGAGGTACTTTACCGTAGTATTTTGTTAGACGTACTTTGTCGTCATCAAAGCTGGATAGCTCTTGGTCAGGCTCTAGTTCGTAGTCTCTTGGAGCGTTACCAACGTACACATCAGCGTACACTCCAGACTCCTGTAGTTCCTCAACAAGGTGCCTAGACACAAACTCATCTACAGCAACTCCAAGCGCGTTGTCTACGTTGGTAGCAACAGGGTCGATGAGAAAGTTTTGAGGAAGGATGGGTCGCAGCTTGACCATTGTTCGGTCAGTCACATTGACACCCACTGCTGTCAACTCACCACCCATGATAGGTTGGGTGGCGGGAGCCATCTCTTTGACTTCCTCAAGCACTACCTCACCAATCCCTGTTCCGAAGACTGCTGAATTGATAAGGCACTCTCCTACGGACTGACGTAGCTTTGCTTTCTCTAGGTCAGTGTGGAGTTTGGTTCTCAGGTACACAATGTCCTGATTGTCCTGATCGTCCATGTCATCAGTAATACTGAAGTATTTACCGCGACCAAACGTAGCTTCCTCAATCTCCGCTACGCTGGACTCCACAGCCTGCTGTAGTGCAGGGCTGATAATTCTGCTTCTTTCACTCTTTCTGTCTGAGTCCTGTGCTGCCCAGATACCGCGCCAGAGCCTGTAGTATTCTTCGTTACGCTCTGCGTAGTTGGATTCGTAGTGGTCACGCCAAGTATTGCACTTGTCCATGACCCAATCTTCAATATGCTGCTCAGTGGCAAGGGTGTCGTTGTCACCGTACTCCATTACTTTTTCCTTGGCTTTCTAGCTGTCTTAGCTGCCTGTTTGAAGGCTTTGGCAGTCGGTGCGCCTTTAGAACCGGGCTTACGCATTTTTTCTCCAGACCCAGCAGCAATACGCTTGCGCTTGGCTTGAATGTTAGAATACAGTCCTCGTTTAGCCATGTTACTTCCCTACCTTCTTTTGTGCTATTTTGTGTGCTTGAGTAAAAGATTTACCAGATCGCATAGCTTTACGCATTTCAGTCATGTGTTTTGCCGTATGGTGCGCTGAATGTTTTTTTAACGTAGCTTGTTGTCTCTTAGTAAGTGTAGCCATTAGTACCCCGTTACTGTGTCCAAAACTTCATGGTCATCTATTTCAAAGTCGTATGTGTACGCTATCTTAGCCAACTGGTCTATGTAAGCCAGTGCGTCCACAAGGTCATCATGTGTCAGTGGGTCAGGAAATTGAAACAACTGGTCTAAGAACCGACTGTTCCATTCGCCTTTGGATAAGGTAATGAAACCATTTTCAAACCTGCCCTGTAGCGCCCACATGACCCTATCAGTCTTCTTTTTGTTCCCGTGGGTCAACTCATCAACCCTAAAGAACATCCCGTACCGCTTCATCATGTCCGTTAACGGGGACATAACAGCCTGTCTAGCAATACCTTTCTCTATCCCTATGCCTATGGGTCTGTAGTCCCTGACAACCTCAAAGATCTTTCTGGCTGTCTCAGACAACTCCCAGCGCCCATGCACTATGTTCTCTACGTGCCAATGTCCATTGTCATTGACCTTGACAACCGCTATGGCTGTCTCGTCCAGTTTACTGTTCTTAGTACGTTGCTTATTGACTTCCTCAAAGCCAGCTAAGTCAATGGCTATGTAGTAGTCACCGTACTCAGGAGTTTCGCCAAACTTGACCCAATCCTCCTTGAACATCTCAGAGCCTCTGGCTTCAAAGGACGCCATGAACTCCTGTCTAAACGCATAGCTTGACATACTCTTTTTAGCTACGTTTATTTCCTCTGCATCCAACAGGGGATTGTCGTAGCTTGTAAAGTGCCACGCTTTGTACGTTGGGTCATCATCTAACTCAGCGTACTGATACAACTCATAAAAGTGATTACGTCCCATTGGCGTACCAATGAACAACGCATTACCCTTTTGGTCAGCCAAGGCTGGCCTAAGAATCTGCTCAAATACTTCAGGCTTCATGTCTGCGTAT